ACCTGTGTTGGCGTCATAAACCAACTTGTTCTTATACTTAACCATGATGTCACGTAGGTACTGTTCAGCCTTTAGTTTAGGCAAGTTACCAACGTCAATGTAAAAGATTCTACGTTCTGGTGCTCTTGAGATACGATAGATAACTGTCGCATCTTCAATCATACGTAATTGGTTGAGAGGTTTAATTGCTTTGTGTAAGTAAGATAACACAACAGCACGGCGTGAATCCATGAGTCCTGAGACAACGGATAGAATAGAGTCTACCGTGATACGAATACCAACAGGACCAAAACTGGAAGACGATCCAGTAGTTACCTTGTCGTTAAAGATGTAGTACTCATTGACCACATCCATAATCTCTACACCGGTACGTTCGTCTTTACGTTTCTTAATCTCACGGATCTTACGTAGCTTACGTGGGTCAACGTATCTTAATTCTTTGATACCTTCGGTTGGTTTTTCTTTGTCAATGATTACGTGGTAAAATAAACGACCATCAACATAGTATCTACGGAAGATATCATGTGCCATGTTCTTGTAGTTTAACAAGCGTAAGACTGTATTGAATTCTTCTTTGATTGCGTCTTTGATTTTCTTTGGCTGATCCAAGTCATCCAAAATAATTTGTGTAATGTTGCCATCTTTGTCTTCACAGATGGCTTCATTAACGATATCGTCAATTGCACCTTCAATCTCAGGTTGCATTGACATTTCACGATATCTAGATATAAGTTCTACTTCATTTTTAGCAGTACCGTCTAGGTCAACATATGTACCATAGTAGGCTGCCGAAGTAATCGTGAGTGCACCATCGTCATTCGCCGGAGGGGAAAACGATTGTTCGACTTTTTTATCTTGCTCCAGTTTATCACGGGAGATAGTAAAGCCAAAAAGAGAGAATTTATTGTTAGGCGTCATATTATTTAAATTTCAAGTTCACAAAAAACATAAAGGAGAACCCGAAGGTTCTCCAGTATAACATTAAGAAGTAGTATTTGATTCCCAGTATTGATAAGCAAATGTTACGGAATATTCTTCAATCGTATCATTTGAGCCCCAATCCAAATCAATAGGTGCCAAATCAGTAGGGAACATACCAACAAATGTGTAATCTTTAATATCATTTCCTGCTTTGCCGTATTGTGTTACCTTGGCATCAGTAGAATAATTTGTAGCATTAACAGCGTTTGTAGCTCTTACGTTACCTGCATTACTATTCAATGAATTCATCCAACTTTCGATAGCGTTTCGAACCAGGAAGTCTTCATCGTTAATAATTGTCAATGTCCAGTCAGCAAACGTTCTGTTACCAACAAACTTAACCTCACGGCCAAAGTATGTTAGTGGTACAGTACCGATTGTAGAACCTGGTAATTGTGCTGTCTTTGCCATAAAAGTAATCTTCTGGCCCGCTGCGGAGCCATTTGCTACGATTGTAGGCAAAGCCATTGTTACAGCAAACAGGTTCGGTCTAGCACCGTCACCTGTTAGATTTGCTTTAAATTCTGCTATATTAAAAGCCATTGTTTTCTCCTTATTGGTTTATTTATTACGCTGCACCAACAACTGTTGAGAAGTCAACACCAGTACCAACGGCAACAAAGTTCAATTGAATGAAGTTAATTGAACGAGCAGGCTTGATATAGATATCACCAACGAATTGGTTAGAATCAATAATGTATGGTGTGTTGTTGGTAGTATCGCAAACCACTTTGAAGTCTGTAATACCACGGCGACCTTGAACCTCACGTAAGAATGGAGTTACTAGAGCAACAAACTGAGCACGAGTAAAGTCATCGTTAAATTCAAACAATGAATACTGAGCAGCTTTAGAGATTGCTTTTTCTAGTACAAGGAACAATCTACGAACATTGATACGGTCAAATGCCGATGGTTTTGCTTGTAGAGTCTTGTCACCAAATAGAACAATACCATTACCTGGTAATGAAATAACTGGATTTACACCTGCTGCATATAGAGTATCTCTGTATGACTTAGCTGGGTTCCATGCCAACTTGATAGCGTTCTTGATGTTACCACGGTTTAGACCAGCTGGTGACCACCATGGATCTCTGATTTCGTCAGTATAAGCACATAGACCGGCAATGTCACCGTTCAATGGAATCCAACGATATACGTTGTTGTACTTGTCGTACATATACTTCCAACCAGAATCAACTACAACATAAGAAGAACTTCTTGCCAATGTACCTAACCAGGTAGTAATGTTAGAAGCTTCAGAGCCTGCTTGGTTAACAACCGATGTTTGTGGTGGAGAAATAAATGCCACACAGTCAGCACGGTAGTTAGCAATGTTGTCGATAACATATTGTTGAACAGTAGTATCGTAACCACCAGTCAATACCAATGAAATGTCAACATATTCTTTATTGGCGAATAGAGAATAACCGTTTTGTATTGTAGCGTCTGTACCAACATCGTCTGTACCAAGTGTCAAAGCGATTGTTGTATTTGCCACATATGTTCTATTGTATGTAGTGCCTGCTGCGGTTAAACCCCATGTTGTACGTGTATTAGCGTAGTCAACAGGATCCATAGCAAGAATATACTTGGAATTGTCAAAAATGAACTGCTTGTAGTATGTTGAAGCACCGTTTTGTACAGCATCATATGCCTTAGAAACGAATGGCCATACTTCTAAAATAGTACCTTTAACGCCTGTGAACAAACCGCCAGCGTCAGTAACAACAATGTGGAATTCATCGTTTGAACCACCTAGTGTAGAAACATATGCTGAGGTACCTGGTGCTGATGTTACAACAGTATTCCAGTTTCTTGTTACGCCACCAGAAGTGAATGTAGCACTTGCAAATGTTGCTGATACACTTGAGTCAAATGTGTCAACTTGAATTGAGTTACCAAAGACACCAGCATACTTAGATATGAAAGCACCATTCAAATTACCATGTCCAGACTGTAAATATCCGTTAGCGAAATATATGTCTTTATTAGCAACTTGAATTCCTACGCCGTTTGTATTAGCTTGAGCGTTGAAAGAGTTAGCACCAATTGTACGAACCAAATTCAGATTATTACCATATGCTAAGAAGCTAGCAGTAGTAAAGAATTGGATGTAGGAATTGGAATCTGGACCTAAACCACCAGTAAATGTGTTAACTAATGTGATTTCGTCTGGAACTTGTGTTATTTTTTGTGCTGGACCCCATGGGAAATATCCAGCAAATGCACCAGCAGTAGATAGGACCGAAGGAATAATAGTGGTTAAGTCTACTTCGGATACATTTACGCCTGGAGAGATTTGAAAAGCCATTGTTTTCTCCTTGATTATTATGTGTTCTGTGGCATTAGAATACCATAGAGATATTTATGAATTGTTGTTTTTAGAATTGTTTTAAGGCATCATTCACCCAATTCTGATACACACCACCGGAATGAGCATCTTCCCATACATCCCCACCCATTACGGCAAAGTTATGTGAAAGACCATCTTCCATTATCATTTCTGGAGGTGTAATCTCATCAATCTGGTTCATATTTTCCAGTTGCATCTGTTTACGGATGTCATGGTTAACAATTTCTTTAAAATATTTTTGAGTTGTTACCCAAGCAAACATAACTAAACACATTACTAGGTCATCATTGGCACCAACTTCTGCTGACCAAGAATTCTTTTGAGCAATAAAAGTGGTAAGTTCGGAGTAAGTGTTGAAGTCTTGTAACACTAATTTGTCACCTTCAACCAAAGACCTTAAGTTTGTACAACCAATTCTCTTAACCTGTGGTGACATCTTAACACCCATCTGAACACCTCTGGCAAAACCAGTAGACAGTTGTTGTGGTTTCTTATTACCTGTATGTACCTTCCATAAGTTCTCATATTCAAAATCGGAGTGTAATATGTCAGCAATCTGGTTGGTGTTGTTAACTTCAACCAAGATATAAGCGTCATTATACAGTCTTGCTGTATTATATATGACTGTTGGGAATAGTATTGGTGAGATAGAAGAACTATTATAGGATGCCACTTGTTTGTATGGTGTGGCCGTAATATCTATAACCTGGAAGGCAGAACTATCCAGTCCTTTACCTTCGGCAACGTCAACCATGATACAATATAAGTGGTCTTTAAGATTCTTTTCACCATCTTCTTTGACCGGTCTTTCAAAAATACGTACCATATCATGTACAAATTCAGGATCTCGGTGTACAATCTGTTGTAATTTACGACCAGAAATCAGAGTATTGGACGAACCTAAAAACTCGGTTTCAAACTCTTGTGCAAACTGTCGTTCAGAAGTGTTACGAATTGTTTCTTCTTTCCACTTTTCATCTCTACCTGGTACCATTGACCAATGAATCTCAAAGGTCTTATAGTTGTTTTTACCTGTAATGGCATCCATCCACAACTTGTAGAACAGGTTCATACCATTAGGGGTAGACACAATAATAATCTTGGAAGTTTTACCAGATGAAATTACAGGGTATACAGAGTTAAAGAATTCTTCAGCAATGTTATTCGGAACGAACGCAAATTCGTCCAAGAATACACAGTTAAAAGAACCTCCTCGAATTGCTGATGACGATGTAGAAGCAGCAACAATCTTAGAACCATTCTCTAATTCCACATTACCTTTATTCCAGGTAACCACACCTTGTTGTAACCACATTGGTAGGTTTTCGTATGCCAGTTGATACTTGGCCAAAATATCTCTAGCCAATGAACCTTTGTTAGCAAGAACGGCAACGTTTTGTGTATCTGTAAAGATGGTCAACCAAAGGAGATAGGCAACTGAGGTAGTAGTTTTACCAACCTGGCGAGGACATTTAGTGATTGAAAAACGATTTTCGTGGTAGACTTTAATCATGTCTTTCTGAAAATCCCACATCTCAAAAGGCATCAAACCTCTATCAACGTTAACAATCTTAATGTAGTTTTCGGCAAAGTAGATAGGATCTTTGGCACATTTGATGTACTCCTCTACCTGTTCTTGTGTATAGTTGACCTTAACACCAGACTTTTTAAGTAAAGGGTTGTCACGGTATGAATCACTAGCTTCTAGTGAATAGTCATAATCATCATCTTCTATCATTCTTTACCTTTAAGAAACTTATTCAATTCAGAAGTAGAACCTATGAACACCGCTTTATCTATTTTGGTACCACCAGAATCTTTCTTGGCACCAGCGATGTTTCGCATTTGTTTTTGTGTGTTCAGTAGTTCTTTATTTGCATCTACCATGTTCTTAAGTAGAGTAGCATATACTTCAAAGGCTCTTGGATGTTGGCCTGCCTTGGCTACGTTGAGTATTTCTTCCATGGCTTCTTTACCTTGGTCTATAATACCTTGTAGATTTTCTTTAGTTTGTTGGTATGCATCGGTCAAATCTTCTTTCATATCAGGTTCATTATAATGTACGACAGCATCCTTAGGAGGTTCTTTTACTTCCTCCTTAGGTGTTACATCAAAGATTTGTTCCATGTTTTTATCGAAAGTATTCATATTATGCTGGTGTTGATCCATTATATCTAGTCAAATAATAATTTGCATTTTGGAAATGCTCTGCGGCAGTTAATGCTCTAGTATAAACATGAGCAACACCAACAGAACCTGCAAGAGTATAACTATTGGCAAAACCACCAATCTGTGGTGTACTAGCTAGTTTTCCAACTGTTGATGCACTAAAAGTGCTGACTGGAGAACCATTAACATAAAATTGCCACCCGGTTCCTGTAATGAATGTCATACTTAGATAATACCAAATATTGTAAGCTTCTGAACCACTGCTTTGATATGATGTATTAACACCGTCACCATTGTTATTACCACCATACATTGTATTGCCACCATTAAAATACCATGCTTCTCCGGCTGTACTACTAATCAAATTACCTGTGCCGAAACTTGTACCATTACCACGAACAACAATACCTTTGCTATAGTTTGCAACAGCACCAAATATAGCACCTGAAGCAGTAGCAATTACAGAACCTGGATTATTATTCCAATATGCAGTAGAAGTTCCTGTATTGGTTACTGTTGGTGTTCCTGAAAATGTAAAGTTATTATTGTTGCCGCTAGTATCAGGCCATGTGGTACCTGACGAATAGTTCCGCATATCAAGGTTAAATAACAAAGAACCAGTCACAAGACCTGTGGCTGGATCTGGATATATTCTCAATCCTTGTCCAAGGGTGATACCATTACCTATCTGCATAATATATTATCCGTTAGGGTACTCAGTTACTGTACTACTAAATGTATATAGACTGTTAGCGTTAGCTGTATTAGGACTTGGTGTATCTGTAATCGTAACAAATTTCTGAGGACCAAGTTGATAGGAATTAAAGATATAATTGGTATTGGTTATTGAACCAACTATAGGTTGACTCGATACAAAATTACCATTAATATTGGTCAACGTTAATTTGTTTATATTATTGGCATAAGAAACAACAGTTGCGCTTGCTGTTGCCGTACTAAAATTATAACCTTGGTAAACAATCTCACCTGCTTGATAATGACCTACACCAGTATTGGCCATATTGAATATGACTTGGTCTGTTGGTGATATATCATTATAGATATTTGTGATAGAAGTCTTAATGATACCTGCTGGTGGACTTGAAGCACCAAAGATAAACCCTTTGACTGTGAAATTCAAAGTCCAAATAACCATACGAGTATCGGAATCACGGTTGCCTTGGTAGGTGACCTCAGAATTAACCGTGTTCAAAACGATAGGAACTTCTTTCGTAATACCCATTTCAGGGATTAAGTTTAATTTAATTGTATAATCTGGTGTAAAAAATGGTAGTATATGTTCGATTAATTGTGTACCATCTTCTATGTTTCTGACATATATGTTTAAATCAAAATCAAAATTGTATGGTACTGGAACATACTGAGAAATTAGAACAGCACCAGGTCCTGTATTAAAATTTCTTAGATTGGTTGTTTGTTTACGTGAAGCATCATAAGTCAAACCTTTCATTTCAAATGACATTCTTGGTAGAGTCATCTGAACTTTCTTATCTAAGTTTGGGTCGCCTTCAATACGTTGAACATACAACTCTTTGGCTGCATAAGCAATAGGAACAATGAATCGTTCCGCTTCCGTATTATCGGCATTATAACGGACAAGAGTAATCTTATCGAATAAGTTTCCAAATCCAATAACTAATTTTCGTATAACTCTATCGTAATATACATTTGCCATTATATGCTACCAAAAGGATTAGATTCAGATAAATCAATGATACCGTTTGCTGAACTATTGATGTATGAATTATCGTAAACTTCTTTAGGTGTAGGAACATTCAAATCATCATATGTGTTCAATGTATAGTGAGCACCACTTGATTGACCAATGATTGATTGAGCATCTACAAATTCGCCTGTGATATTTGTAACCACCAAAGTTTTGTTTGGTAAGTTCCAGGCTTGTGCTACAGCCACAGTCGTAGCGTTAGCATACGTACCGTCTGGTGATTGGAATACAATCTCTGAACCTGTATAGTTGCCTGTACCCGTACCCATTTCTAATGTAATAGAGTATGCTGAATCTGCCACAATACCATCAATGTCTGGCATACCTGTGTTGACGATTTCCTGTGAGTACTTGAATTTCTCCATCTCTAACTCATAGAAGTATGGATGCTTTCTACCCAACATAAAGAAGTCTTTGGTCTGGTTAACAAACTTAATCTCATACAATTCACCAGTACCATTTAAGAATGGAATATAAACCAAGTCACCTTCAAGTGGTCTAGTTAAAAATGCTGGCATTCTTTGGTTGAAAGAACGCTTAGACATAACCACAGAAACTTGGTTCTTAATCTCTAGACCAAACTTAGAAAAGAATTCTTTTTCGCCTAGATACTCACCGTTATTCTGTAAGTACATCTCAATAGGAAATGCCGAACTAAACTTCTTAACAGGATCTTCACCGTATAGTAAGTCTCTTGCCTGGTTATTTGTGTTTGGACAATAGAATGAATCGAATCCCATTATTTTAATGGATTCTACAATGATATCCTCTATGACTCTCTGTTCTGGTAGAGAGCCGTAGTTATTAAAATATTGAGATACTCCCATATTAGTTCATAAACCATTCTAGTGGAGCAAAGTATTGTGTTGACATTTCATCTCTTAGCTTCTGAATTTCATCAGCAGCTTCTTTTTGAATCTTTTGACCGTCTAATGTAACACCGCCTGGTAATTGTAGACCAGCAAACTTAGATAGGTTATTACCCCATTGTTGTTTGATAAGTGCTGTTGAATATTCTTTTAACCAACGGTCATTCCATACCAAACCGTATTGTTCTGGATCAATAACGGCATAACATTCTGATACCACAACTTGGCCAACTGGTGCTTCTTGCATACCCCAAGCCCAATCTATATACAGTCTTTGCATATGTCTTTGGAATCTGATTGGAACTTCACCAGTAAACTGTAACTCTAGTGAACGTAGATGTTGTTGAGTTAAGGTGTAGTTGATGTAGGACGCTGATGTGAAGTCATACAACTCATTTAGACGAAGTTGGTATCTCAAGTCAAACATATTGGTATTGGCTTGTGAATCATCCAATGGGAAAATACGAGAAATACCAGCAATTTCTAAAGAAGTATTGGCGGTATCTACCGCTTGAGATACGTCCAGATATCTATTGTTGATATCATTTTGTGTGATGGTATGAATCCAATAGACTTTCTGTAGACCATCAAAATGATAATCTTGGAAATATTGTAAGGCATCGTCAATACGGTCTTGAACCTGGTCGTCATCAACGTTAATCTCAATAACTGGAAATCCAAGTTTCTTAAGACAGTATGTTGTGAAGTCGGTTCTGTTTGTTATATTGGCCATTTAAGTCTCCTAGTAGGATATTTATCCTAGGGCTATTGAGAAAGCCAAGGCAGTAGAAACAGCAATAAAGACGGCATTAGAAGTGGCTGCATTGGCAGATGAGTTTGAGGATATGGAATCACTCAAAGTTATTGAACCACCGCCAGTTGATATTGGGTTACCGTTGGCTGCATAATACAAACCATTGGTGTATATCGAATTGGCATATACGTTACCTGTGGCAGCAATACCACCCCTAACTGTCAATGCACCAGTCGTATTTGAAGAAGATGCCGTATTTGGAGCATTGAAGTTGGCAACTACGTTAGATGAGTTATAACCACCTACAAATATCTTTAAGTTTGTACCTGGTGTATATGTACCAATAATCAGGTTTGAACCGTTAGCATACAAATAACCATCACCTGGTTGTGATGCTGTAAAGTTATTCAGTACCACGTTATAGGCGGCACTTGTGATACCCATATCAATATAGTTATTGGTATCGGTACCTAAGTTATTGTATAGTGCTAAGTCTGTAGATGAGTTCTGTGTGTTAGCAAAGTTTTGTCCACCAATCTGAATAGACTGGTCGGTGTTACCTGAGAATAGACCTAATGTGTATAGGTGATTATAGGTGTTTGTTGTATCTTGAACTAACTGACTCTGTGTTACATATACAGTAGAAGTTGGTGAGTTGGCAATAAAAGTATTAGCGTATATGTTGTTAGCACCAGTAATATTGCCACCAACGCCTGCGCCTGTTGTTATATTACCCGAAACAGTAATGTTATTAGATAGTGTAATTGATACTGATTTTGATGTTGAGTTACCTGTGATAACAATATTATTACCAGGATTAAAACTCAATGTATCGTTGGCTACTGTAGTAAGTATTAGTGTGCCGTTAGCATTTGCTGTGGCAAAAGACGGACCGTTGTTTTGACCGTAGAAATACGAAACGGTACCAGATGAGTTGAGGTAGAACAGTTTACCATCGGCGTAGTTCAGCGCCGTTTCACCTACATTAAGTGAAACTGGTGTACGTCCAGTTGTACTGGACTTTTTTAACTGAATAACTGTATTTGCTATTGCCATTTATTTACTTTAAAAACTACCACCATCTTCTATTATGACATCCAAACCGGCTGGTTCTTCAGGCTTCTTATTCAAATCGTCAATCTTTTTTCGCTTGGCAGGAGTTAATTGTAAATAGGCAATCTTATCAGTCAATTCTTTAATCTTATTTTCATATTCATCACGAACTTGTTGAGTTTCTTCTCTTGCTTTCAACAACTCATTTCTAAATGTATCAACATGATTTGCTTGATGTTTAATATTTTCATACTCAGCCTTCATAAAACCTAACCTAGAAATTTCTTGGTTCAGTTCATTAATCTTAGCCTCATAATTTGTATTATCAAGTTGTGCTTCTAGTTCTAGCACTTTCTCATTTAATTGACCTATTGCCACATCACTTATTCTAGCATTTGCTTGTAACGATATATTTTTTTGTATTGCATCGGTTAATGTACTTGTCATTATCTCAATGTAATAATCAAAATATGTTTTATCCATATCAAACTCCTATTATATAATCAAGTATTTAGAACGTGCCTCCGTCCATTGTTGTTGTCCATGTTGGTACGCCAGAATTATTAACAGTCATAATTTGATTTGACCATGTTTGGTCTGAAGTACCTGCAGCTGCCGTAACTTGAATAGCACCTGTACCGTTACCGTATGTGATACCGTTTGTAGTAAATGTTGCTGCGCCTGTACCGCCTTGTGATACAGTTAAACCTGAAATTGGTTGCCATGAAGCTGCTGTGGTTCTACCATAAGCATCAACACTCAATGCTGCTAGTGTTGAGTTTGTACCATATGTACCTGTGTTGGCATATGATGAGTTGGCCAAAGCATTCATTGGACCTGTACCACCACCAATAATCAACTGACCTGTAGCAAATGTAGCTTGACCAGTACCACCTTGAGATACTGTTAGACCAGAAATTGGTTGCCATGCGGCTGCCGTAGTTCTACCATAAGCATCAACAGTTAAACCAGCAAGTGTTGAGTTTGTACCGTATGTACCTGTATTGGAGTATGTACTGTTAGCAAGTGAAATTAATGATGTTGTACCATTACCAATTACGATTTGACCGTTGGTGAATGATGTAGCACCAGTACCACCAGATGTTAATGCTAACGGATTAGTTAATGATAATGTACCAATCGTAGCAGTTGTGATGTTTGCTGAAGAAGCATTTGCTTGTGGTGCAATAATGTTAGCATACAATGTTGCTGTGTTGGCAGTAGTAAATAAGTTATTAGCAACTGTGTTACCAGTTACAGAACTTGAATTTACACCAGAGAACAAATAGTAACCTTTGTTACCAGCATCACGAACCAAACCAGTTGATAGGTTGGCAGAACCGTTGTTGTATGTACCAACGAAACCAATATCTAATACATCACCTACTGTATTGTTTGCAGCAAGGTGTAATAGTGAAGATGTTGATTGAGAAATTGATGTGTTGACATATGTTACAGCACCAGTAACAATCAAGTTACCAGAAATCTGTACGTCTGTACCAATTGATTGTGGACCACCAGATGTATTGGCACGAACTAATGTGTTGTCTACACCAAAATAAACTGTTTCGTTATTTGGTCCAACATAAGTTGTAATACCAGAGTTTGTGTTGGCCTTGAATGTTAGTGTAGAACCACCGTTAACTGTGTTACTGTTTACACTATCAGATACTGTGAATGATGTCTGAATACCAGCAGATGAAACGGATAAGATACGACCGTTGGCACCATATTGAATAACTGGAACAGATGAAGAAGAACCAACAGTACCAGCAGATAGACCGCCTACGTTGTTTAGTGAAGCATTAAGTGTAACACCAGCAGAACCGTTGAAACCAACAGCAGATGCCGTGATATCGCCACCAGAAACTGAGAAGTTTTGTGAGTTGGTTAATGTGTCAGCGGTGTTGGCATCACCATATAATCTACCAAAGAAAGCACCGTTAGGGTCTCTTTTAACTAAAGTAGATGCTGTGTTAGACTGAGTGGCATTATTAACGGCAGTATAAGTATTGTAACCACCGATAGCAACTACACCGTCACCTGTTGGAGAACCAATAAAGAAGTTATTGGAACTATATGAATAACCAATTTCACCCTGTTTGAATGATGTTGGTGTAGCAGTCGTTAACGAACGTCTGACTAGAATACTTGTATTGGAAATAGCCATCTTAGGACCTTTTTATTATTATAGGGTATTTATTAAAATCCACCACCGTCAATGGTAATGGCATTTGCCGTAAAATTGTTGGTGGTTAAACTAATACCGTTCGCAAATACATTCCCGGACACTCCTACACCACCCAAAACAATAAGAGAGCCTGTATTTGTACTTGTCGATGAGATATTGGCATTTGCCGTTAATTTACCTGCCACAATTTCTTGTTGGTTTACAATTTCGGTATTGACAGATGTTGTAGTGCCGAGTACGGCCAGATTACCGGAAATTGTTAAGTTGCCGCCAAATGTTCCTGATGTATTGGCTAAAGCATTGTTTGCTTTATTAGAAGCATAGTTAGCAACATTGGCCGTATTATTAATTTCAGAAATATAGTCGGAACTAAATGCAGTACCTTGTAATGTATTGTCGGGAAATGATATTGTACCGTCTGTATTAAAAAACCAACTTGGAGGATATTGTTGAGTATCACCGGCCTGTAAAAGGATTTGGCCGTTTGCATATACTACAGCTATACCACCATCTTCTAAGTATAAACCTGTTGTATCATTTAAGGTATTTGCCTGTACAACAATAGTGGTTGATCCAGTAGAAATTGCAGAATTACCGACAGGGGTAAATAGTATACTACCTGGTACTGTAAAGTTATTACTAGAATCTAGTATCGCCTGGCCATTAGACGTACTGATTAATCTATCACCGTGCACATTGGCAACTGCTTCTTCTGCCAGAGCAATAGCAACATTAGATTGTGCTAACGCAGTATTCGCCAGATTCAAGGCTTCTTGAGCAAGAGCGCCTGAAGCACCAACGAACTGTGAGGATGATTGAACAACCTGTTGGTTCTGTGGATTAACCCTTACATTGATTGTTTGAATTGGCGATACGGTTACTGGCATTATAGATCCGTTTCTTCATCCGTATTAGTGTTTGGTGGAGAACCTGGCGGTATACCTCTTACATTTGTTACACCTGGTGCCACAAAGATTTGACCTTCTAGAACTCTAGTGACTACACCATATTGGTCTGTGATAACCACATCATATACCAACTTACCTGACGGTACATTGGCGGTTACGGAATTGTTGGCTGATAGTTGTATGATACCATTAGAAGCATCATAAATGGAAGATGTGAATTGGAGAATCACATTACTTGAGTAATATGACTTCTTTGCTTGAGAGTTTACTGAGAACCCGTAGAGATTGTATGCGCTACCGTTAGAGGAGTCTAAGGTAATTAAAGTTTGAAAAGTTGTCCCTTGTTCAAGGTACTGGTCGGCGTAGGCGGCGGGCATGATGTCCTCATAAAAAATAGTTTTATCTACTATTTAGTTGATGAGGATTTGGTATTACGGTAGTGTAGATATGAAAGTTGTCAGAGCATCACCAGTAATTGGATTACCAGAAGCATCATTTAGTGTGATACCATTTTGGATATCGTGTTTAAATTTCTGGTAATCTGTGTTGTATAGTGCAAATGGTATAGCACCAAAATCATTCAAACGAACTACTATGTTAATAATTGTGCTTCCTTCAATAGGTGCTCTTAATTGATACATTTTATATCTCCGCTGAAGCAGTCCATCTGCCTGAAATAGTTGCTGTTCCCGCACCGTAATAATTCCAAGCCCAATCAGTTCCGCTTAGATTTGGATTAAAGTCAACCCAAGTGCCATTAAATGATGCCCAGTTACCTGCTGTTGAATCTACAGCAGGTAATGCAACCATAGTTGGAGCCGCCCTCATTACAACTGGAAAAGGAATATTTTGTCCAGTTACACCATACCAAACTCTGTAATCACCCGCACCAGAAGAAGGTGCAGTTCCTTGAGGAAAAGATTTTTGATAATA